ATCTTCTTTGGTTCTTCAAAAGAAATCTGGTACTGCAGGGGTATACGTTCTTGCTTTGCAAAAGTTTTAAACGGTTCACCTACAGTATTGAAAGCTTCTTTGTTATCAATCTCCCATATAAATGGATGAGTGATATCGCCTACCATTTCACCATCTGCGTTCATTGCCTTTTCAAGAGTAACAATCCCAAACAAAACACGTACACGTTTAATCTGACGTATTAAGTCTTGCATGTTAGCTGGTAATGCTTTGAAGTCTTTAATGTAGCCAGATGGCTTACCACAATTAACTTTACCAGTATTATCTTTAAGGTCAATGTTTAGAGTTTCTGCCATAATTGTACGGTCAAACTTACCTTTTGGCTCACCCGGTTTTGCATTAGGAAATGAGATGTATCTACGTAGCATAAACCGTTGTACAAAAGGACGTACCTTTGCAGTCTTGCTATAGAAGAACTCCGACCTGTCACCGTTAATAACCTCAAGGCGATATGTACCACCTTCAATTACTTCTACGTTAGTCATACGTCCTTTAATCTCAGTCTGCCCCATTACAGGCTGATGCCACAGACGAAGACGATTAAGAGTATTAGTCTTTTTAGGTGCTTCAGTTTCTGCCTGAATACCCATCATCTTTGCCATTGCAGCGTAGTTATTGGTATCAATCGTTGCTATTTCATTCATTAATTTAGTCTCCTTTATTTTAAAGTTCGATTGTTATATCACGAAACATCCTTGGTGTCAAGCCAATTCGGACCTATTTTAGCTTCAAGAAGTAATGGAACATTAAAGTCTACGCCCCACCTACCAGCAATCAGTCCTTTTAAATCTCTGTTTGCTGTTGCTATTACTTCAATAACTGCCATCTCTTCATCTGGATGAACATCAATTACAATGCTATCGTGTACTGTGTTTACCACACATGACTTCATGTTGTCAAGCAGTTTATCTATGTGAATTAAACATATAGGTACAATATCTGCTGTAGCAAAACTTTGCACAGGATAATTTTTTATCTGAGTAAAGCTTGTAACCGTACCATTTGTGCGCCTAACAACATCTGGAAAAGAAAATTCTCTACCAGAAGGTGTTTTTATCCTCTTTGTATTTAAAGCTTCTTTAGCCAATCGGGTATGCCAAAGCCCAATTCCTTCGTATTTTTTTGTGAAGTGTTCATAGTACTTTGCTTCGGCAGGTGTGCGTCCAAAACCCGTTGCCCCGTATAGTGGCGCAAAGGTGTGCGCTTTTGCAGTCTGCCTATCCGTATGCTGACCAGCTTTGGTAATAACTTCAGCGGTGTAACTGTGTACATCAAATCCAGTAGAAACTTCTTCAATTGCAACTCCATCTTGTGATAGGAAAGCAGCAGCACGAAACTCTAGCTGTGCAAAGTCAGCTTCAAGTATCTTACCACCGTTCCAACGTGAAACAAATACTTTCTTTACAGGAAACGTACCACCACGTGGCATGTTCTGCATGTTTGGGTCAGCCCCAGAAAAACGACCTGTTGCTGTCCTATGCTGTAGTAATCTAACATGTAGTTTACCATCAGACTTAGTGTGCGTTGCAATGCCATCAATAAATGATGACAGGTATGTTTCAACAGCAGAAAGTCTACGCACTTTAGATAGAAATTCTACAGCATCAGTCATTCCCTTTGCTCTCGCTACATTTTCTAGTGTCTCAAGATTTTGCTTGCTTGTTGTAAATCCATTTGCTGATGCCCACTTTGCAGACGGTGGTTTAAATCTCAAGCCAGCAAGTTCATTAGTTGGTATAAATTTATAACCAATAGCATTACAGTCCACGCATCTATTTGCTTTAGCATAAGGTGTGCCATCTTTTTTTGTCTTATGTATATGTCCTTTACCATGACATGTTTTACATTGAACTGCACGAGTTTTATATATCTTATCCGTATGTGTATTTATAAGTTCTCTAAATTCTGGGTCACGCATATATGGGTCTGTGCTATTTGCCCATAATGTTTTGTCTTTTACTTTACGTGAGTAGATTACCCAAGATAATTGCTCTGGTGAATTAAGATTAATAGGTGTATCACCCATAAGAGTAGCAATGTGATTCTGCAGTCCATTTATCAACTCCTTCTTTTCTTCTTCAAACTCCTTACGAACTTCTTCTAGTTTATCACTATCTACTGTAAATCCACGTTGGTACATTCTAGCTAATGTAACACAGACTTGATTAGTTAGGTCTACTGTTCCTAACAACCCGGCATCACTAGAATTGAGGCGATACATAATTTTATCAGCCAATTGCTGTGTTGCATGAAGGTCAGCAGATAAATATTCACATAGTTCATTATATGGTATGTCACGTGTACTTACTCCATTCTTAAAGTATTCTTTTAAGGTGTCTTGTTTCTTTGTATCTAAATCATATCTTTCTGCACAAGCTTCAAGAGACAAAGGTTCTTTGATGCCTCGTTGTAAAACATATTCTCCAAGCATGGTATCAAAAACAGGGCCATCATACTTAAAGCCTGACTCCCACAACCATAGTAAATCGTGTGCTGCATTGTGCATGATAAGTACCGTAGCCTCATCTAAAAACCATTGCACACGCTCATAATAATCCTTTTGATTAGGAACATCAGCATGGTCAAACGGAAAGTGTCTTTCCTGCCCTTGGTCAGTCAGTACACCCACCATGACCAAAGTATTCTGTGGCTCAAACGGGTCAAGGTGCATCTTACCATTTCGATGCGTTACTGTATTTTCTACGTCAAGTGTTACTTTCATTTATATTCTCCTTATGCTGCTTTATATAATCTATTGCTCTTTGCAGCACTTCCATATCATCATCAAATCCACCAAGAGAGCGATTACATTTATGACACAACCAACCTCTAAAAGTATCTGTGTCGTGGCAATGGTCAATAACCCATGCTCCATTTTTAGTATTACCCTTACCAGCTACTGCCTTTTCATCATGTAAACATATGGGGCAAATATATCCTTCTTTGGGCATACCATATTGCTTTCTCAGTGCATCTCTTACTTTACTTAATTCATTATTACACGATTTACATTCAGGACGCAAGTAATTTCCACCTGAATGCCAACTAAATTTTGTCAGAGGAAGATATTCATTACATTTACTACATGTTTTACCTTCCCCTGCACCTAAGTCATAGTCTTCTAACTCAAACAGGTCAGCTTGTATCATGCCGCATACCTGCCAGTTACATAGTCTAACTCACATGTTATCTGACAATGCCTACCACTTAATTTATTCTTAACAATGTTAAGGTGACGGCTCATGTCCTCTGGTGCATTTGGGTCTGTATCAGCAGTTACAGGATTTTTAGCAATCAGTATCATTAAGTCTGCTTCGGCAGCTTTTCCTGTACGTGAGCCTTCCATCATGGATTGGTTCAATACAATCTTGCCTTCTGCTTCTGCAGATAACTGTGACATATAAAACACAGCGCACTCATATTGCTTGGCAATCATACGTGCATGAATGGCATTAGCCTTGAGTGCTTCATCTGGTCTAGCAAATCCACCTGAACGAGCAAACTTATCTCCCATGTCCAAAAGAATTACATCAGGCTTGTATGACTTACAAACGGACTCTACCCATGCCATGTCACGACCTGTAGCATCTTTTATCTTTATCTTTTCTTTGATAGGTGCGTACAGGTCACGTGCCTTACTAGGATTATTCTTAATTTGTTTCATGGACATTCCTGTTGCAGCAGTAAGATATCTAGCACCCACACGGTGGCTACCTTCTTCGTTACACAACACAATGCAGTTAGCACCCTGAGATGCAAACCCACCCGGACTTGCAATCAATGAAGCATGAAAAGATGTTTTACCTGTATTAGGTCTAGCACCTATCTCAATCAAATGCCCAGCGTTTATGCCCTCAATAACACCTGTTAATGTAGGAATGTTAAATGTCCAACGTGCTTCAAGGTCATTCTTTTCAAGAAGTGTTTCAATGTCGATGTCATCCCACTCTACATTTAAGTCAGGTGTAAAGTCATCATTATACTGCTCTAGTATCATTCTAAGAGGCTCTAAAGAGGTTTGTGAGCCATTCACGTAGTCAAACCCCAGATTAGCAATATCCTCGCCTATGACCTGTTGAAACAGCTTTGACAGAACTTCCTGTGCAATGTCATTGCCCATAGGGGCTTCTTTATGAACCAGCTTAAACAGATGATTAAAAGACTGCTTTTGTGCTGTAGTCATAGATGGATTGTTTGACATAAACAAAGCCTCTACTTCAGACGGTGTAATACTACGATTATACATAGTCATTGCACTATCTATTGTCTGTTTTATCTTACGAGCATCTTTGCTAAACAGACGGTCAGGACATCTAGCCCCACGATTATTGTCGTAGAACTCTTTATCCATCAAAGTACGTATTAGTGATAATTCCATTACATTTCTCCTATGTTAGAAAGACCATCAAGGTCTTCGGGGTTTCGGTATTTAATATCGTCCTGCAAGCGCAAGACTTTTACAGTGTCTACATGCCCACGTAACTCTTTTGCAATCTGCAGTGTATTGGGTGACGCATCAGGGTCTAGGGCTATTATTGCTGTTGAGAACCGTGAGAGATAAGTTTTATGTGACTCTGACAAAGATGTGCCTAACACTGCAACCCCGACAAAACCCATGTCTCCGACCACTGCCGCACTCACACAGTCCTCAACAACTACTGCGACATTACCACATCCAGTTACATAAGGCAAGTCACTTTTTCCATATCTTTTCCATTTAGGTAAAATATATCTAATTCCACGACCAATCGCATCTACTATCACGCCATTGTGTACAATCGGAAATACAACACGATGGTCTTTTACGTCATACAACAAGTTTAGTTGTTTTTCATCTATGCCCCATTTAGCACACCAAACAATAAACTCACGACCATCACGTTGAGGTACAATATAGTTGGGCATTTCAAATTTGTCCAAACTTTGGACAGCAGTTTTACGCAACTTCATTATATCATCTACAGATAAATGAGTTTTCTTTGTACCAGATACATTGCAGGAAGCTTTATAACAATTCCACAGAATAGACCCCATGTTGTTGGTTACGGTAAATGTTTTGTAACCACCACAATTAGGACAATTCATTCTCTTTGTTTGTCCATTATCTATATCTATATCATTTATAATGTTATATATATTCATTATATATACTCTTCCTTTGCGGCATCTACAGTGCTTTTATCACGATTTTGACGCTGTGTCAATGCTAAATTTGCACTTGCCAATGTATTTTTCATGTATGGTTTAACTGACTGTGGATTAGCATGTCCTGTAACCGACATAATATTGCCCATAGACACCCCTGCTTCAACCATTTCAGTTGTACCAGTTCTTCGTAGGTCAGATAACCGTAGATCATCAGGCAAACCAGCCTTGCTGCGTATCATCTTAGCCATGCGTGGTAGATGCGTCAGTGTATAAGGCTTGTACACGCCCTTCTGAGGCCGCACAGAGGGTGCTACATACTCTTGGAAGCCAAAGTCCTCTCTCTGGGCTACCAGCATCGAATAAAGGGCATCTGAGATGGGTAGAAACACCTCTGCTCTACGCTTTGACTGCTCAATGTACACTGTCTGCTGTTCAAAGTCTATGTTTGACCATTTAAGAGTACGCATATCACCTAAACGCTGACACCATTCATATGCCATTTGTGCAATCAGCCCCACATTACGTGTATCAAAGTCGCTGTAGGCAGTATCAAGAAACTTCTTTACCTGTTCCTTTGTCCACACTGTCTTACGTCTCACTGGTGTACGTTTTTTGACAGCCACAAATGGATTGGATATACACAATTCCATATGCACTGCATAGTTGAATATTATTCTTATGGTAGACAGCAAATGGTTAGCCATGTGTATACCTTTAGTACACCACTGATTGTATGCTTGCTTTGCCATACGTGTAGAAATTTTATCACACCTACGCTCCGCAAGGGACTTGCCCTCGACTTTAGTGCCGAGAGCAATGCCCATGAGGTATGCATAATGTGCTTTAGTTTCATCACGTAAGTAGCTGTAATCATGAGATATAAAGTACTCATCTGTTGCTTCACGTAGTTTCATTGTACAACCTTTCTTGTTTCTTTTTTAGGTACTCTTCTTTCCGAAGTCTTTTTTCTTCATCCCAAATTTCCTGCTGTTTCTTCTGTTCTTCTGCGTACCTGTTAAGAAACCTGTCCACAAAATCTACTATACCCTTACTAGAAAAATGTTTTTTTATTGTTCTTGTTTTTATAGCCCATCTTCCTGTAGTCCAGTAGTAAACGTAACGAACATTTGCATCGTTCCACAAAATAAACATGGTAGCACCAGCCCGGTATTCATGAGGGATGTCCTTTTCTTTTAGGTACTCAAAAACAAATTCAAGACTGTCCTCAGTGTCTCGTCTAAAGACAGCCTCTCCTTTGCTATTGGTACGTACATACCGATAATCTGACATTATGCAGCCACCAATTGACGGAACTGAGGTGTTTCAATCCAACGTGACACATCATGCTCTCTGCTGAACATTGACACAGCATTGGTATCATTACCTGTGTTACGCAGGTTGAAACCGTTGCGGTCATCAGCATATGTAGCATAGTTAGTAAACGCACTGTATAATGCAAACACGTTGTAGCCACGCACAGATGCTTCTTGCTGGAACAGTGAGTACATTTTCTCAGACTTACGGTCAGACTTCATGATACCGTCCAGTGCAAGCTTTACAGTGTTAGATGAAACACTCTTAGATGCCCAACGCTGGTACTCCTCTGACTGTGCATAGAAGTCGGTTACAGACCGCTTGAGTTCACGTATAAAGGTATCCATGTTAAAGTTAGCAGTGTTCTTCCTGCGTACCTTGTCATGCTCACCTGTAATCATACCGTTTGTACAAAAGAAATCGATAGACCCAAAGAACACCTGATTAGAACATGAACCATCAATACCATGTAACGCAATGATACGCTGTCCAATAGTTGTCTCATGCTTGTCAGTGACAATCTTAGCTGTCACCTCTGGCAGTCTCATATCAAGCATAGCCCAAGCATTTTTACGTGCAGTACGCCAATGCATATTCATATTGTCGCACTCAGCCTCACCAAGATGCTCTGTAACGGTATTGTGGATACCCTCAAAGAAGTCACCATGACTAGCACAGTTAAAGCTGTTTCCAACGACACCGATGTATTCACCTGTGTCACCGTTGATGACATACTTCTTGTCCTCTACCTTTGTAGGTTCAAACTTTACCTTGAAGTTTAACTTCTCTGGTACGAACTCGTCAGCAGTCATTGTAAATGGGGTAATATCTAATGGCATATCTAGTCTCCTTTCTGTCCAAAGTTTGGACAATTTGCCTATGGTTAATTGATATTTGAGTTGTACTATTTTTTAGATTTTTTGTCAACTCTTTTTTGTACAACTTGATAGTCAGACCAAATTTGTGGACGACCATGCTCACATTTAGGTTGCTCAAAACCAAAAGTGTCAGCAAGTATTCTATCAGCATAATCCAAATCCTGTATATGTCTATAACTGATGTCACATTTTTCGTCTGTAGTTCTGTTGATGTCTTTAATTGTATTAACAATCTCCAACAATCTTTTCTGGTCAATATTATTAGTCATGCTACTTCTCCTTTCATCCATTGTGGCATACTACGTCCTTTGTTATAACGTGCAAACTTGGTTTTGTCAACCCGATAGAAAGCACGATATGCTTGTACAGGCCAGTTCTCGTCTGTTTTTAGCTGGTCATGCCCACTGAAGCATTGTGGGTGTGGGGTCACAAAGTTTGTCCAATCAGGCAAGAAACAACTACCTGCTTTTAATGCTCTATAATGTTTACCTGCCCCATGATGTTTGCCATATCTGTGCGTGTACTCTCTCAGCATTGCGTCATACAAACTAAAAGCATACTCATAGTTCTTGCGGCACTCCATTGCCCACAGTGTACATGGGTGTTTCTGATGTACTGGTTTGTACAAGTTGTATTGTTCAGCGTAGTCAGGTGCGTGTGTCCATAGCGTTGTGCATAGCATCTGCGCTTCTTCCAATGGCATCTTCACAATGTGTTGGTCACATAGTGACTTGGCTATTGCGTCTACGCTGTCCTCAATCAAAAATCTATTCATTCTACTGTCTCCTTTGTGAATATGCCAACGGTATTTTCGGCTAAGTCTCTGTCACCTCGCCTGTAGTATATATCTATAACAAATCCTTCAGCAAAATGCAAGCGTGTGCAATCTCCATAGTCTTCGTCATATAATTCTTCTCTTTTTTCTATGCTATACATACTTTCTTCAAGATACATCTTCATTCTCCTTTATTCTAGGTATAGTACCCTCATCAACAGCCATACCTATATTTTCTTCTGGGTAGTATACATACACTACACTGCTACAATTTGGACATGACAAATTCGTAACCATACAGTAATCTTCTTCTTCCTCTGATATGTCATGGTCTCCACCCCATATCAGTTCAGTTTTACAGTGCCAGCAATTCATTTGTCTCTCCATCCTATATATAGCATTATAAATATACCTGTTAGGTATGTCAATAATAGTCCTATGTTAAACATTTCTTCACCTGTCATGCTGCATCATCCTTTCTATTCTGATTGCCTGTGTGTTTACCATGACAAGGTTTGCAAACCACACGACACTTATTAATCTCTGTTTGTATAACGTGCCATGAATACTGTGCTATCTCGCCTATGTTGTGCAACTTAGTTGTAGGGTCAATGTGGTCAAACTCTAACAGCATGGCAACGTGCTTGCGCCACTTCTTTGCAAACTTGTGTTTGCCAAATCCGCACACCTCACAACCTTGCTCTAGTTTAATTGATTCAATTCGTGTTTTTTGTAGTTGATATCGCTTCTGGTCTCTTTTCTTTTTGTCCTTTAAAGACTTTTTCCAAGCTTTTGGCTTGCGCCATTCAAGTCCACCGATTAGCTTATCATTCAAACCCCAGAGTATCCTGCCATCTGAACGAACATCTCCACGAAAAACAGTTATGTTGTAATCTTCTGCTGTGTATTCCACATTGACCCCCTACATTTGTCCTAAGTTTGGACAGATTAACCTGCCTCTAAGTATCTCCAATCGTCACGCCTTTGCGCTTGGTACTTAGCCTTACGCTCTTGCTGACGCAACCTACGGACACACTTACTCTTCACCCTTGGTTGCTTCTTTGCTGAGATTTTCTCGAAATTCCTGCTCGAATGCATTGCTCTTCTCCTTCTTCCTGTTATACTTTTTCCTGTCAGGCACAACCTGTGTGCGCTTACGGTTCTGCATCATAGCCTTTGCTATGGGATTTACTTTTCTAATCATGCGTACACCTTTGGTCTGCCCTCATCATTAGTAGTACATAGCACAACTGAATAGAGTTGTCTAGCCTCTTCACCTGTATCTCTATCCTCAAAGTAATCCATCTCATATGGGTTGTACCATATCTCACTACCAAAGTCCTGCATATATCTTAGGTCAGGCTGATGCTCAGAGATATTGCCCACTACAAAAGCATGAACATTTTTCTTGCCCTCTTTGCGTACACGTTCCTGACCTGCCTTGCGTACCACAAACTTAGCTTGTCGGATAGCCAACTTGTCCTTGTGTAGTATGACCAGCCCGGTCTTAGTGTCCTGTACAGACCAGCACTTCTTGTGTAAGTTCCAGTACACACGCACTCGCCTTGCAGACAAAGCTTTGTTTAGTTCTAATAATAATTCGTTGCTGTTCATAACACATGCTCCACTAAATATTTAGCCAATTCTCTTGCAGTCAGGTAGCCTACAGGCTCTTCCTGTCCAGTTATCCACACCTCACAGGTCTTACCTTTCTTGCCCATGATACCGTCACCTTGTGAGATAGACACTTGCCTACCATCCTTGATGGTCAGTAGTATGTTATTGTATTCTATATCCATATCAATCTCCCACAAACAAAGGCATCATGTGTTGTTTAATTACATTGTATGCGTTCACTTCATGCTCCCAACACTCAAAGAACTCATCGTCATCAGCAAAGAAGTGATGCCCAGAGCAGTGTAACTCCCACTTCTCATCCAAGTTCTCCATCATGTCTATTATAACACCGTTGTTGCCACGCATTATGAGAACAGCCTCGTCAAGGCTCATGTTTCTCTTGTAAAAGTCTGGTATGTTGAACATATCTCTCTCCTCATTTTGTCCAAAGTTTGTACAGATTAGTGCTGGTGCAACAAGATAGTCTTGCGCTTGCCAATGGTAGTCTGTGAGAAACAACCGCCCTTGCAGATACCACAATGACCCTTGAGACCCTTGCCCGTCTTGGGGCAATCAAATAGACGCTCACCGTCAGGGTCATGCGTCACGCTGTCATCACCATAGAACATGATATTCCAGCCATCACGCTTGAGCATATTCCACTCGTCATCTGTATTGGACGGGTCAAGTGATGCATTGACTGCCATGTTAGGTAGCGTCATCAAGTCCTGCTCAATCATAAGCTTGAGTATGGGATTGCGCCATGCACGTGTAGGCATCCACCAGATTGTATCTGGATTGGCTAGTGCTATGTCACGCACACGATACACGTCTGCCGCATCTTTGATGGCCTCACCTCTAGTCATATGACGCATACGCTTGGTCTGCTTGCGTTTACGCTCCAGATGTTTCTTAATACTGACAGCACTGACACGATTGATAGTCTGCCATATGGCCTCGCACCTATCGTCACGTTTAGCCATGTCAGGATACATCTTGTACAGCTTGACGTTGTAGCACGTATCGTCACAGTAATCTGTACGATGAACACAAGAACCCTCATGGTTCTCAGTGTCATTGATTGGTCTGTCATCAGCAAACATACCGATGTCATCACACCATCTGAACAAGTCATTGAATTGTGTATTTGTAAGAGCAGTCATAGCAACCTCGCTAGTTAGAGTTAAGGATGAGCAGTTTGGTATCATGCTCAGGATATTGTCCAAACTTTGGACAGATTACGCTTCGTGTATTACGTAATCGTTACCGTTCTTAGACACTACACGATGCAGATTATGGAAGATACCACCCTTCTGCATATTGTATGGGAAGTAATACTTCCAATTCCCAAGCTGCACCAATTCGTGATGAGCCAGAGACATTGTAGTATTCTTGGCAAGCTTTGCCTCACGTACAATGGTTGGTTTTACACCACGCTTAGTCCACCACTTGTAGGCCGAACGTGCATTACGATAGTCTTTGTTTAAAATTTTCAGCATGATTTTCTCTCCTTTACATTACTGATTATGCTTTATTTATACAACAGAAAAAGTCTGTTGTCAACCGGGGCATCCAAATTATTTTGTCCTAAGTTTGGACAAAACATAGGCTCTATACGATTCATTGTAAAACGCTAGTGACCCAATACAGCAAGCGATTGCCGCAAGATAAATTATAGCCCCATCAATTCCCTTCACAGGGAATACAAACTGCATAAACAGAACGAATCCACTTATACAAAACATTGATAATGATATGATTATATTAAACATCTAGTCTCTCCCAAGTGTAGACAACACCCAATCAGTGTATGCCAGTTGTTGCTGTATGTGAAACTGCCT